CTATCATCTAAAGGCCACGTAACACTATTAACAAACAACGTATATACACCATTTGAATCATAATCAGGATATTGAAATGTTGCAGTGTATCTAGGAGATACCATTCTATTCAATAAAAAATCTTCTACCTCATCAAAACTTTCTGAAAATATCTTCTCGGTAATTTCGTTGTTTGGTTTTATAACTAAACTTTGCGAAAAACCCGTTTGTCCTGAAAATGGATTTCCTTCAACTACAAATGTTAATGATCCTTGACTTAGTGATTGACTTGCGACAAAATCAACAACTCTATATTCTTCTGAATAAGGATCATCTATATAAAGAGCATAACTTTTAAAATAAGTTTTTAAATCTCTATACTCACTTACTTTCATCGGTCTGAATGAAATGTTTTGCGGAGCATTTACCGTATAATCAATTTCTAAAGGATTATTTAAATAAGGTATATAAACATCAAAAGTCGTTTCGTTATCAACTTGACTATATTGTATATTACTTGCAGTTAATGCAGTAAAACTACTTGATATGTATTCTTTTACTGTTAGTCCCGCTGGAAAATAATTTATAATTTTGGTAATGGATGCTTCCAATCTTTTTTGTAATGACCCATACAATGAAAAACTTGTGATTTGAGAAATATCAAAATTAGGGTATACTTGGAAATTTTTTTGTACTAATAACTTACTTTGTTCTATAGATCCAATATTAAGATTAGTTAAATTAAATGGCTCGGAAAAAACACCTGTGTCAAACTTTCTGTTACTTTTTTCAAAAATGGCACTTGTAAATTCAAAATTACCTTGTGTTAACCCACCCCCTTGCACAAGTTGCAACCCAACCAAATCGTCGGAGAATGTATTGGCACCTGTTGGTGGTGTTTGGGGATAGAAAAATTTTCTTTTTGCCATTAACTAATAACGTTTGTAAAGTTTTTACTAAAATCAATGTTAGTTCCTCTATCTTGTCTAACCTCATATAACAACTCATTAAAGTTATCTCTGATCTCAAACAAGTTATATTGTTTATAGATATTTCCTGAACTATCGTAAAGGGTGTATATACCATCTTCAATACTTTTAGTTTGATTACCATAAAGAGCAATTGCCAAGGTATCGATATCATGTTCAGCCATTTGTATATCAATGGTGATCGGATTGAAAAAAGTATTAGTTACAATAATATTTTGATTTGGTTGTCCGATAAATGGAATCACATCCGGTTTATTTGTCGGTGACGATGATGGTGATAACGTACAAAAAATAAGATCCGACGTTCCATTCACATATCTGTATCTTATTGCCTTTTGTGACGTGTTTGTTTGATTTGTAACAACAGGTTCACAGAAAAAAGATGAGGTTACCAACCTATAAAAATTAGGTATTTTTGTTCCGTCGCCATTCAAATACTCAATTCTAAAACCTACCAACCCTTGATTAACAAATTTATTTCTATACTGTGCAGGAACTTGGTTTATATCTATTACAATACCTTTAACATTTGGTACGGACGATAAAATTCCACAATCGAGTATTGTTGTTCTTATTTCTGCAGGTCTGATGTATAAAGTATATATTCCTAAATTTGTAAATTCTGTCGCCGGCAATTTCAAATTATAAAGACCCCCTAAGATTTCAACATTAGCATTACCACCAGTATTTGCGTTATGAAAATATGGAGTTAAAATATTCGCTGCATTTAATTTTTTTAACACAAAATTATTTGTCACGTCCCTTGATGGTGTGTAATGTAAAAGTATTTCAACATCTTCTGGTGAAACGTCAGCAGGTCTATTAATTCCGTAAGTTCCTAATGCCATAATTTTATTTTATAAATAGTTTATCTCGATTTTTTATGTGGTATTTATTTTAAAATATCCATAACCATACCTTCTAAGATCACCAATGTTATCAACTTCACCTAATCTTTGAAGGGGTTCAAATCCTGAATACTTACCTCTTTCGATATACACACCTGATTGAATTTCAGGTGCCATAACAAAATCTAACAAATATTCATTTTTAGTGAGCGCTGAAAATACAAAATCATTAGAAGTAATTCCGGAAGACTCAGCAATATAAAATGTCCTTCCGTCGAGTAAGTCATAATAGTTTACATCGTTAATAGTATAGGCGGTATAATCTGGTGTTATTTCATCTATTTGACCTAAAGGTAACCCTTTAAAATATTGAACATACCCTATTGAATATGGGTTTGGTCCATATCTTTTTAAGTCAGATATTTTGGAGTTTGTATAACCTGACACAACAAAAGGAACTGTTGTGTAGTTTTCAGATATATATTGTAATACATTATTTCCCGCATCACCACTAAATATGTAATCGTAACTTATTGGTGTTCCTGACCAACTACCACCTTGTGGTGTAAAAAATATCTCACCTTCTAAGTTGTTAACAGTAACTCCAGTATTTGGTAAAGTTATTTTTTTACTTATTGTCGTAGTTCCCCACGGATTAATTTGTGTTAATGTTATAGTGTATCCTGAAGGTGCCGATGGATATGTATGGTTTGCTGTTTGTAAAGTTGGGGTTAGATTTGTGTTTGGTGATCCGTCCCCCCAATCAATATTATATGATGAAAGTTGTAAAAATGACATATATTCACTTCCTGATGTATTAAAAACTTTAACATTATAAATGTTAACAGGGTCGCCCGAATATAAAAAGTTAGTGACAACATCTTTTTGTAATAAAAAACCATCAAATTCAGAATAATAACCAATATCGTTTATTGATTGTGTTAAAAAAATTGGAATTGTAAGTCCTGTTAATAAAGAAGTTCCATTTGTCCCTCCACTTAAAATGTCCGTAAAGGCTGAATATACGCCAAAATTATAAGTTTTATCTTCTTCAGATGGAAGTCCGCAGGCTTCAGTATAATATGTCCCACTATAAGGTAAAAAATTTAAATCACCTTTAACATTTTCTGGTGAAACAACAACTGTATATTTAATAGCGTCCATTATGGGTTAATGTATTCATACCATTTTATTGGACTTGTAGTGGTACCAACTCTTGTTTGTCCTATCGGTTGGCTTTCTTTATAAATTTTATACTCGTATGTATTATAATCTAATTCACATTTATAATAAAATAATATAGACTTATCAAAATTAAATTTGTCAATTAACCCTCCTTGTGATGCGTTCATCAATCTAACAAATTGACCTGATTTAGCATTAAAAAATTTAGCACTCATATAAAAAGTTGTCTGATCAACATATGATTGGTTTTTTAACCAATAAATAAAAAACCCTTCTTTATCTGCACCAACATAATCTAAAATATATTTTGGTCTTTTTACTTGTACCGGTGTCGGATTAACGGTAGGTCCAATAAAACCATTTTCAAGTTGCCCTTGTTGTGTTGGTAAAATTATACTAAAGAATATTTTTTGGTCTGCCGTGTTTTTTGTGTCATAAAAATCTAATTTAAAAAAACTACCTTTAAATGAATTTGCAAAATAATAAATTTCTGCATCTGTAAAATCAGCGGCTTGGTAATCAATAACCCAGTCATTACTATTTGTGGTTGCAGTGACCGTAGAATCACTTCCACCACTATAAAAATAAAATTCATAATTTATTTTTGTTTGTTTTGACTGTCCCCACGGTGAATGTGCAAAACTTGTGGTTTCAAAATCTGATATAGGATTTATTACCTCCTCGATCGTTTTTTCTTCAAAATCTTTTATGCCGTCTTCTCTACCTAAATTGTCAAATGTGATTTGAATTGGAATCTCAATAAATGTATCAGTCGGTACTTGATTAATTTTATATCTATAATAGTTACTACTCACAATCGTCAAATATTGGTGGATTTATTAATGTTGTCTCGACATAATTTATTCGTTTTATTGGTGTTTGTAAAAATGTAATATCTTTATATGGGTAATGTGCCCCGTTTGTAAATGGTATATCCAATCCTAAATTCTCAGAATCAACATATCCATATTCATATATATCTCTCCAAAACCAATTATTTTCATATTGAGAAAACCACGCATAGTTTGGTAATCCAACAATTGGAAGACCTAATGAATTACCTTGTGAAAAACTTTCAATATAATCGCTAAAAACTCTTATGGGAATTGAATGGTGTGGTATGTAGCAATACCCTGCAGGTAAATTAATTGCTGAGTTATCTATAAATAAATCAGGGTTAAAAGAATACTTGTGATACAATTTAGATAACACATATTCTTTTTGTTCAATATCGTTGTACTCACAAAAATCACCTTTTATGATATCTCCAACTTTCAAATCATTATTATAATAAAATGTTTTATTGTTAAAAACGTATGATCCAACATTAATATTATCTTTATTTATTGATGAAGTGTGGTTCCACCAATTGTCTATACTGTTTTTTAAAAAATTAAATTCCCACCCTATATCAATAGCCCTTTGTTGGAACCCCGGTTTATTGAACCAACCCATATAACCCTTATTTAAAATTGTTACAAATAGTTCCGTCACTGGTTTACCATTGTTATCTACCAATGTGTTAACATGGATATCTTTATTAAAACTAAAAGAAAAAGTCTGTGAATCTTCTTTAATCGACACACGTTGTTGTTGGTTGGGGGTAAGTCCTGAATATTCTAATTTCTTTTTAATACTAAATGGATTATTTTCAAACGCTATTTTTTTAACATTTACATCGTCAACATCTGTTAAAATTTTATGAAGTCTAACATAATATCTAGATTTTGTTTCTCCGCTATTTTGTAAATTGACTATTCTTTTCATTGTACCACTTTTTCCATCAAAAGCGGATATGAATGAAAATTTTAAATTAAATATGTAAAATACGTTTTGTTCGGTACCATACCCACCATCTCCTAATCCGACAACTTTAAACACAGTCTTGTTGTTGATCGGTGTTGATAGTTCCACCCATTGCCCTTCCGTCAAATTATGTGGAGTTCCACAATAAAAATAAATAACATTTTTTCCGTTGTATTTTCCTCTTTTCATTACAAATGGAATACCATCCGAACAAACAAAACTATTTATTGTAACATTATTAATTTCATCTATATAAGACATTGTTTGTGCAGTTGTGCTTGAAAAAGCGTAAGACGCATACGTTGTCCAGTTATAGGTACTCGAACTTTTTGCAATAAATGGAATGTGACCCGTTATTCCTTCATTTCTACCAAATGTAAACTCAGTGTATTGTGGAAACCCCTTCCAAACGTTAGTTGTAATTGACTCTTCGGGTTTTAAATAATAAAGATTATTTCTATACGGAATATAATCTGTTTTACCACTTAAACTGTTATCAAATATATTAACTATTTTTCCAGACAATCTGAATGTATCACTTTTTTGTCTTTCAAGATTAAATCTTTCTTCTAAATTTATTAATACATTTCGGTCGTTTTCCGTATAAGAATTTCTATCCCCAAAAAGAGGTACCTGTATTCCCACATCTTTATCTGATGTGACGGCATTTCTTTTTGATCCTAATACAATTCTTATTTCACTTTCTTGACTCATTGTTATTGATTGAAAATATATTTAGTTATGTACTTGTTCATTGCACTTTTCCCTTTACCTAATCCAAAATAAAAATGGTATGGGGCCCCAACAACATACTCCACATTTTGTCCATTTGACCAAGAAGGTGTTGGGGTTAAACTTGAGGTCCTATTGTAGATATAACCTAATTTTTCTCCGTTTTCTGGTTTAAAATACTCAGTTTGAGTAAAATCCATTGTTTGGTATGGTTGTGAATAGAATGGTCCTACAGTTACCCAATTGTTTTTGTCACTTCCAAAAATTGTTGTCTGTGATTCACTTTTCCATTTATATAACGGTACTTGCTGTGTTTTAGGGTAACCAAATGTAGTATAACTTGTTTTACCAGGTGAAAGTAATTGTCTATTTGATGTGTCTGAAGAAAAGAAAACACCAAATAATGGATCTCCTCCACTATTTTCAACGTATATATCATTTTGATCGTAATCATCACTACTAAACCCTTCTACTCCATATTCAGAGTTAATGCTCATTGATTGTGCAAAATCACCATCAATTCTATCTTCAGTCCTACTAAAAATTCTATTAATTGATGCATCTCCTAAACTTAACGCCTGTCCCCAAAAGTTTGAGTTAATTAGTCGTGAAAGAATAAATAATTGTAAAACATCTCCACCATCATCAAAAGATGTAGATCTTAAGGTATCTACTAAATACCCTTCAAACTGAGGATTAAAACATATTTCTTTTGTAAATTCGTCTCTTGGTCCTAAGTCCATAACGGTTGTAGGAAAGAATATATTTTTTTCATTCATTCCTTTATAACCCGAATCATTATTTCCAGCACTTTCCCAAGGATCGTTTAAAAGAGGATTTATATCAATCTTTTTCGGTAATTGACCTATGAATTTGTTTGATGGGTAATGATAGGGGGTTGCTCTATAAAAAAATGAGTTAGTGGTTCCAAATGTAAAAACTAATGGTCCTTGCCCTGGTCTAATACTTAATGGGTCACCACAATATTTATATCTTTTAAGATCTCCTAAAATTGTAAATCTTTTAGCGTTTTTAAATGAAAACATATATAAAGTTCCGTTAATCCAGTTGTTTTGAAATACGTGACTTATCACTCCTCTACAGGCAGCAAAATTAAATCTGAATCTACTCTTCCACTCTTCAAATGCAATAATGTCTTTAGGTAAAGAAATAATTAATGGATTATCAACAAAATAATAACACCCTCCAACTATTCTTTTATTTGCATCGTCTTTACCCATTTTATTTTCATCACAATCAGGGTTAGCCACAAAATTTACCCCCGTACCTTCATAACACTTTAGTGGGACCATTTTTTCACAAGAAAGTGAATCTACAACATCTGTAAATTCCCCCCCATCTTCCGCAAAGTTTGCAGCAGCTCCAGTATTATCTGTTGCCGTTACAGTCAAACCAGGAGTGATCGTACCAATCCCATTTTCATCCACCAAATAAAATCCAAAATTGTCATTCAAATGTAATGAAAATGATGAATTACCTCTCACTTCAGTTATATCAGATGTAGGCAATCTGTCAGACCTAAAAACTAATCTATTGTTTGCAGTAATTGTAATATCTTGAGGTGATTCCAAATGATATGCCGGTGAAAACGTTCTAGCAAAAAGTGTAGGAAAATTGTCAAGATTTAATGGGCTAATTAAACTAGGTGTGAATGTGGTTGCCTGCACTGACGCCCCTTCAATTAACCCCTGTTGTTTATATTGAGATAAATCATATCCAGGTCCTGTCGGTGGAACATAATGTACTTGAAAGGCTAATTTGTCGTTTTTAGCTGATACTCCATTGTTAGTGAAATACCCTAAATTAATAGTATTAGAGTCGGTAGAGTATGCTTTAACATTAACTCTTGACTTGTCAGTTGAATTATAATAGTGAGGTGAGTTGTTGGTAAATGCAGTAAATAGTGATAAATCAACATTAAACCCATAAGGTTCATGATAAAGTTTGATATTCGTATTGTTAACTATGTCATGTGACTCAGGAGTTAACGTATCATTATGCCATGGTCCCGATCCTGTGTTATCTTGAATAGGGATATTCAAATAATAGTCACCATCAATTGTCGGTCCTGAACCATAGTTATATCCAAAAATCTTAGAAAGGTCAAATTCTATTTTTTGCCTCTCAGTGTATGGGTCAACCCCTCTTGTTAAGAATATAATTTCATAATCATCTTTTCCTTGTAAAAATTCAGTAGAATAAACATCTAATCTTGTACTAGGTAATGGAACTGCGAAATCAAAATATTCATAATTTATTGATTGTATTTTTTTAAAAAGATATTCATTCAAAATTGAATTCCAACGTGGTCCGATTGCGGTGTTTGTTTCTGAAGTACTTGTAATGTTAAAGTAATTTACATACGTATCACCAGTTATAACTTGAAAATATTCAGTCCCTGCCTTGAATTTATATTGTTTTCCATTCTCAGATATTTTTAGTTTAAGTGTTTTTTGTGTGACACTCCAAGTCGGATCTAAACTTGATATTTGTTTTACCACTAACTGTGTTGCGTTATATGGTGTTGTTCCCGTAATGGCATTTGTGTTAAATTGATTTGCAGCCGTAAGTCCCGTCGTGTTAGGGTCATTTATACTTTGCGGATTATTAAAAGTAAGAATTTGCCCCGGTGTTAAATTACTTAGAGTTCCCGGATCACATAATATAATAAGAATATTGTCTTCAAAAGATTGTGAAGGTTCAACAACATTTGTTGATGGGTTTGTATTTTTTACAGTAGTTTTAATTCTATTTGGACCGATAGGATCAAAATACCTTCCTCGTTGGTTCATTAAATTCAATGATTGAGCTAATGTTACATCGGATCCTATATATAAATTACTTGTTGTAGATTGTTCAGGAATTTCAATAATTGGTAATTTCACTAATTTATTCCTATTAGCATCTCCCTGTAATTGATATCCTGAAAAAAGTTGGTTTGTTGCCGTATTATATGATTCTTTTATATCTTGAGAAAGTCCGGTTCCGGCATGAAAATCTCTATTATATGACGCAACTGAGTTAACATCACCTAAAAGTGACGTATTAACTGAAGATATTGTATTATTTGCTTGTTGTGCAAAATCACCACCATCTGAAATTAAATCTGAACTTTCACAAGGACACGCTTCACAATCAGGATAAGCTATCATTGGAAAGGATATTCTTTTAAATGGGTTATCTTCTGATAGTGGTTTAATTGTTGATTTTTTACAATCTTCTTTTTTTAATTTGGTACTTAATGAAGCTACGACAATACAAATACCATATATTATCACATTAATTAACCAAATCACCAAATTAACGATAATTCTTAAAATTGGGTATAAAAATGCCAAAACATGCATCAAAACCAAAAGTGGATAAATAATAAACGCCGAAATGGTTATAAATAAATTGAATAAAAAGAAAATAAAATCGAAGTTTCTAACTCCGTCATTGACGGGAAACCTATTGGTTGAAGTCATGCAAGACCTATCCGTTATTTCTTTAATCCCTAAATGTCTTGATCTTCCATAACCCCATTTCCATCTATCAATAAATGATGAAACCGTATAGACCTTATTATAATTAAATTCATAAAATCTATCTTTACAATCAATAGCCTCTTGGATCATTGCATTACCAAGTGTGGTACCTGTATCTCCGTAATCATTCCAATCTAAACTAAACGCATAGTTTTTTAATTGTGTTACAGTATCAAGTGGAGGTGCAGTAGTATAACTTTCAGTGGCAGCAGTCCATCCCCACTCTTTAATATTAGGAACTAAATAATCCGCTCTTTGAATTGGGGCACTTAATCCTGACTCATTTTGATACTTGATTCTAAATCGATACCTACCCTTGGTTGGTACCCCAACCGATGGGTCTGCAGATAACACCTGATCACCAAATTCATTAGTTATAACATAATCTAAATTCATCGGCACTTCCACAAGCCAAGCACCATCGTCATCAATTACATTACCTCCATTTTCTAAACTATATTCTTCAAGTATTGGTCTACCATCTATATCATAATCTTTAGTTTGTCTAATGGCTAAAATACGACCAGGACCAGTAACCAAGTCACATAAATTACCAACATCGTTTTTAGGTTTACAGTTTGTTCTTAAAAAATCTTCTTCTGATGAAGAAAATATCGACCCCATAAATGTGGCCTGTGGTTTGATGTCAATATTAAAATCCCTTAAATCAAAATCTACCCTTGTAATTCCAATATTACAAATATCCTGTTCTCCCCAAAAAGGTGTTACATCGATATCCTTTGCAGTATTAAAAAGCTGTGGTAAAGAGGCTAAATCAGAAGACGCTTTAAATCTTTGCCCATCAAATTGTTCTGCAGTTCCTCTACCCATTCTGATTAAATCGGTAGGTCTTAAAGAGAAACAACCCATATTTGAAAGGTCCAAATCTACAACGATTTTTTGATTACCTAATGGAACGCCGACAATCATAAAATCACCACTGTCGTTTGTTTTGACCGTATATTTATAATATTTTTCGTATATTTCTAATACTTCTTTTCTAGTTAAAACATCCTCTCTTGATGGAAACGTACCTGTTGGCGTGTGTCCGTTGTATTCTCTTTCATATGGTAAAAGATTATACCTATACCCGTCTTCATTTTTTTGATCTAAATTTTTATATGGATATAATGTCGATATTACAGGGTCATTTTCATCAATACTATTTAATGGTACAAAAATAGATACGTTAGCATTTGGTATACCAAATCCACCATTTGCAACAACACGACCGACAACAACACCATAATCTGAACAAAATCTTGTGTATACGTCCTCTTGTCTTAATTTTAAAGACAATATTTCAAGAAAATCAAAATCTTGGTTTATGTTAATTCTTAGGTTTTGGTCTACACCTACTTTGGTTCTTAGCCTATAACTTTTGGTCATGAAATCTTTTAAAATAAATAGTTATGATCTTATTTTTAAAGATAAAGAATAGAACACCAAAATAAAGATTCTTAAGAAAAGTCTACCGTATTGAGATTTTTTACCCTGACCTTTATATCTACGTTATCAAATCTTACTTGATAAATTTGGTCGGCTTCTGCAAAAACGGTATCATCTATTATGTTAATTTGTTTTGTCGCAGGATCAATATAACTTTGTGAAGTTTCAGAAGACGAATATTGACCACCTACTTTATTAAAGATATTTATATTTGCTAATGTTAAAACTCCAGGCACATCTTGTACTAACCTTCTTATGTCCGACACATTAAGGTTTTGTCCCAACTCTCTTTTTGAAGGACTCATGTAATCGGATACTGAATTAATTATTTGTGTTATTACTTGTCCTTGATTAGTGTTTCCTTCTAGTACTACAAATATTTCAAATTCAAGGTCTATAACTTTTGCAATCTCAACGGCAACATAATCATTAATCATCCTATAGTTTGACAAATATTCAGCAATGTTTAAAATTAAATTATTATTAACCGTTTGTGTTAATTTTCCGTTTGGATCTAATGTTAAAAGTTTTATTGCAATCTTGTTATCTTTTTCTGCAATAGACACTTTTGATGGTGCTCCAAATTTTCCTGGCATCGTATCAATTATTGATTTGTAATCATTTAAAGTCACCGCTCTTTTTTGAGCTGCAAAATTAAATGATACCATGTTTCTAACTTCTTCTATTGTTGGTGGGTTTGCCCCTCCAATCGCTGCGGTAATATTTGTTACATTTAATGATTGTAAAACTTGTTGATTTTCATTACTTGACGGACCATTTACCACAAAATCAACAACGCCAACTTGATTTATTGCCCCTACACCAATATTTGATGATAACCCTCCACCTACTCGATATTGAATGAATAATGTTGTGTTTGGTTTTACGGTAAGACCTAACCCTATGTTGTTTTGGTAATCTTGTAAATTTAATGGTATGCCTAACCTTGTAAATTCTTTTAATTGTTCATCGGGTGTTGTGGTACCTCCACCGAATTGTACTTTGATGAACCCTTCAGGTGTATATTCTGTTATAAATCTGTTATCAGTTCTTATAAATTTACCGACTTTAACACCAGCATTATCTGCTGGTTTTGTTGGATCTTCAACAAATATTCTATCTTGAGCTAACGCATCTACCTCATACCACTTATTAGTTGATGTAATAAACTCCCCATAAGTTGGTACTGTTTGGTAGTTTGTCCCATCTTTTTGAATTATTGATGTTACGCTAAGTACATTTCTTTCAGGTAAAAATAAATTATAAAACGGAGTTACGTCGGAAGAATTGATTGGTTTTTTAAATACTTTTGTAGTTCCATTAACTACCACTTCTTGTTTTGTGATAGTATAACTTTTAAGGCTATTATTGGCATCAAATATCGGAACTACCGTTCTATTTTTAAATCCTTTTTGACTATAATCTGAAGAAAAATCAATATCATATAAATTTTCAAATACCGTACCCCCACCTAAAAATTGTGATCCGGCCCTTAATATTCCTAAATATCTAACATCAGGAGAATCTCCTAACGGAGCAACACTTATCGACACATTCAATACCGTAACGGATGGTCTATATCCCGGTATTTTTAAGCCGTAGGTTCTTGCAATATTATATATGGATGATCTTTGTTGAGCATATTGTAAAACAGTTTCTTGTATACTTCTATCTATATGGTAATGTAAGTTATCTCCGATAGCCGCATTTAAATCCATCAACACGGAAAAAATTGATGCGTCGTTAAAGTTTTGTACTAACTCAGGGTAATATTGTTGTGTAAAATCAATAAGATCTTGCCTTAATCCAACAAACTCTCTTTCGGTATATGTTATTTTTTTATTCGCCATTTTTTATATGTTAATTATTATAAATTGATTTGACCCAAATCCGTTACTATTGTCTGTATAATCAATTTTTAATTTTGCAGTATATTCTTGAGTTGCAAGACCGGGTATTTTATAAATTTCAGAAGTACCAAGTAAATCAGTATTTAAAGACCCTGCAGCATCTTCACTATCGGTGTATGGTTCAATTGAAATATTATTTATATTAACATTAGGTATATATTTATCTACTTGTTCTTGTATCTCGGCCCTTATCGAATCAAATGTTAACCCATCTAATGGTTCAAATATATATTCATAAATTCTTGTACCAAAATCTGGTAAATAATATCTACTACCCCTTCTTGTTAAAATTAAGTGTAACAAATTACTTCTTATTTCTTCTGAAGTTAATTCCGAAAGTTTAAAATAAGTTCCTTTACTAGTGTTTCTAAAAGGAAATATAATACCATAAGTAGAACCATCCGCCATATTACATAAATATATTCTAGTGGAATTTTATATAAATAAAAAAAATCACTGATTTCTCAGTGATTTTTTTCAAGGTTAATATTACCTCTTTCGTGTCTTGGATCATATGGACAGTTTAAACATCCATTACCACAACATCTACCTCGTCTTTTGTGATATGATTCTGTCATTACCATTTGACCTTCATTATCATAATAAAAATCACTTGGGAGGAGTTTCGGCGACATAAACTCCTTCACAAACAATTCTTGTACCCAATCTTTAGATGCGTTAACTGTCATTTCAATTTTGTTTTCTTAAATTATAAAATGATAACAATACCTGATAGGTTAATGTAATATCGTTTCCCCATTGTACTTTCATAATATTAAATATTTTATTTTTTATTTTCAACAACAAGTTTGCAAACATTATAAAATTCGTCGTAAGATAGATCTCTTTTCATTATGTTAACGTTTTTATGAACCCAAACAACATTATACTCTTCATATCCAATATTACTATCAATTCTTTCTAAAGATGCTGTCTTATCTTTAAATGTTATAGGTAAACCTGTGTAAAAACATTCACCCTTTTGTTTATCGTAAAGTTCCGATATAAACTCAATAGTAAGATTAAACTCAATGTTACGTAACCTTGCACCATTTGCGATTTTTGAAAGTTTTTCTCCCGGTACTTTACCATGTCCTTTCCAAGCAGGATTGTTTTCTTCCTTTAATGAATATCCACATACCGAACATCTTTTAGATACTCCTGTTACTAGCTGATATGCGGGAACATATTTTTCTGTTTTATTACATTCTAAACAACGACATAAAACCTTTGCCTCACCCTCTATGTGTATTTTTTCATTAAGTATTAACCATTTTCCGTATATCTGATTCAATTTAAAAGTATCATCATACTTACTAACCCCTTTACTTCCCATATATAATAAATATTAGAATGGTGACAAAAAATCAGTTAATCACCATTCTAATTTTAATTTATTAAACTATTTCACACGCCCCTCCGGCACAAGCAGCCTCTCCACGTAAATCGGTGTTATCTTGCAACTCAATTACTTGAGTTAAGTCAATGTTGGTTAATGTTTTTACTAAACTTTCGTATTCTTCTTTTGTACAATCGGAAAAAGGTGACTGAGTATACGAACCCCCATTATAAGGTAACACCGATAGTCCGTTATAAAAATCTCTATTGTTCCACATCCAATCACCAACTAGATCCCACTCGTCTTCTTTGATTGACACAGTTGCCGAAACGTTGTGTGTGTTTTGTCCTGTTCTGTGTCCATATCTAACCCACTCTGATGAAACCTTTTTAACCCTTTCCAACATTTGGAATACCGACTCATGTCTAACAATAGACCCTTCAGGTGCTTTTTGTGGGATAGTAATTACTGCAGTATCGTGAGGACGGAAAAACTCATCTTCAACAAGTTCAGGGTGATAAATTGCAAGATAAGAATAAATTGCTTCATTTTTACCAACACGAATTCTTCTTAGATAATAGTCATTATGCCAAGCGTGAATTCCTGAAGATGTGCCTAATACTAAAGATGAGGTTCCTGATGGTTTAACGGTTGTTGTTCTTGCAGATTTGTTAATACCAATCATTGCAGCCACTCTTTCGTTTTCTTCTTTAACTGCTTTAGCAGCCTTTTTCATGTCATAACCAAGTACAACTCCTGACCCAATACCCGTCATTCCAACACCTATAAGTGCATCTTTTTCTGTTGTTCTTTTCCAAACATCTCTTAAATAATGGAAGTCGGTGTAACCTGCTTGTAGTGTTCCGATAAATGCCGCTGCTTTTACTCTTTGTTCAAAATCTTCTTGTGACTCAATGTCAGATGCATTTACCTCACAAAGATTACAGAACTGATAAGGGCGAAGTGCGATCTCACAACAAGGATTTGTTCCCCAATCTTTATCATTAGAAAGATAAATTCCAGGTTCTCCTGCTCCTGATAATTCAATACGTTTCCAAAGATCCATAAAGAATTCTTTTGTAATTTTGTGACGAAGAAGAACTGCCGAGTTATTTGCTCTACCTCTTTGTGGATTTTGTTCCCACCAATTTCCTGATTTACAAGAAATCATTTCTTCATCGTCTGCACTAAATAATGAGATAAGTGCCGCTCTTCTGATACCACCTGCAAGTACTGCGTCTGCAATATGACATACGATATCGTGAGTTTCAATTGGTGTTAACTTTTCTCCGTCTTTTTTTGTATCCATAACTTTTGTGATGTTATGTATACAATCTTTAAGTGGTTGTGGTCCCGGAGCTTTCCCTCCTGATGTGACAAGATTTGCACCTTTTTGTCTGATGTCTGAAAAGTCAAATACCGGAGTTGATGATTTGTATCCTAAATAAGACTCCATTAATACTTTGATTGAATCAGCCCATCCTTCAATTGAGTCTCCAATAAGGTAACGTCTTGTTCTTTCAGGATTTGGTTTTTTAACTTCAGGAAGTTTATCAACATGGTGTTTTTGAACTGAGTATCCAACACCAGTACCCCCTAAAAGTAAAAACATAGTTTCAGAAAATGCATCAACATGGTCAACTGGCATGTATGCACAGTTATATACTCTATTTGGTGATATCTCAATTGGCTTTCCACCAAACTGAAGTGATCTCATAGATGGTAATACTTTCTTTGCATACACCATTTTATATACCTCTTCAATCTCATCTTTGATGTGAGGGTATTTTTTTTGATGCATTTCTTTGTTACGAGTTACTAACTCCTCCCAAGTCTCTCTTCTGTTCAATTCAGGTTGAAACTTAGCGTATTTCATAAAGACAGTAATGTCACTTAATATTTTTTGCGAAATATCCATTTTTTTTATAATTTATTAAATTTATTTGTTAAACTTGATTTTCTCGTTGTCTTCTTTGTTCTAATAGTTCTTTAATCCTATTACGATTTTTTTCTTCTTTTTGTTCTTCGTGACCTAAAAATGTGACACTTTGCTCTGTGTCAATATCCAACATACCATTGTCAAATTTACAATTTTCGAATATAATACCATCTTTTCCAATTCTTGATTTTGTAATTGCAATGGTTGCCAAATTCATTTCTTTTTGTTGTAATGTTTTAGCCACGGTGATAATTACGTGTCCTACTTGTGCTTTTTTAATGGATCCACCCATCTGATCTGTGGTTACAACTTCAGATGAAATAGAGTTTCTATTTCCTTGTGTTGCAGTCCAACCAGCAATATTGAGTTCGTGACATAAAGCTTCAAATGATCTCATAACAGATCCCTCGCTCTTCCATTCATCACCAAGCATTTTGTCAGGAACGACACAATCAATATAATCCAAAATAATCATATCAACTTTAGTTCCGTCCGCAATCATCTTTCTTACCTGATTTTTAATTTGATTCATTGTTACAGTATCAGATGGAAGTTTTTTCAAAATTAACTTATTTTTTCTTTGTTTTTGAATTTCTTTAACTTTTTCTAATACTTCTTCTTTGTGGTCTGATAAATCGTCAGGTGCGATACCAGTCCATAAAGTAAAATGTTTTCTTTGAATGATCTTTGGGTTATCTTCAAAGAATATTTGTAAGACATTATAACCTAAATTAAATGCGTGGTTTGCGATTTTTGTTGTAAACGTACTTTTTCCAACCCCTGTTGGTGCTAATATTACTCCTATCTCGCCTTTCGCCAAACCACCTTTAAGTAGATTGTCAATGCCTGTGACACCAATTGGAATTGGGTGTCTATAATCTTCATTTAGAACGTCGTCTAAATCGTAAAATACGTCGTTTGTTCCTTTGTCCACTTCTCCGACTTGAAGTGCCCCTCTAACCATCTCTTCTAACTTGTCATAACTTTCAAAATCGCCCTTGTCAATTATTTTTTGAGCTTTACCCATAACCTTTTGTAATTCTTGCTGCTTACAAAACTTTAATGATTTTTCTTGGACAAACTCATAACCATCTTCAGATGCGTTTTTAACCTGTTCAATCATATCAAGGACACTTTTTTGTGCCATAGGTGATGTAATTTCAGATTTTGCGAGCTGTTCTAATGTATCGAAAGTTGGTGTATGTTCGTATTTAACGTAGTACTCTTTGATCATTTGACAAATCAGACGAAAGTATTGGTTATCAAAATAATGGGGATCAATTACATCAATAATTGTGTTAGAAAAATCTTTGTAAAGTATAATATTGTTTAATAATTGTATTTGAAATGTGTTCCCTAAATAACCGAAATTTTTCTTCTCTGACATATGGTTTAAAGTTTGATCTGTGTTTTTAATAAATATCTTTAAGCTAGTGTATATTCTAGATATTTTGTGTTAATTTTTTTCTCTGACAAAATGTCAGTAAGTGACTTTAAAACCGTTTTTAGGATTGGGCGTGTATCCAGTGTATATCTTACCTTTGGTGGATAGAGTTTAGCGTCAATCGCTCTATGATAAATTGTCTCATTTTCCGCCTTTAAATAAATGTTGAATACCTCAGGACCATCAGTATTTGATGTGTCCATCACGGTTGGATCTGACTCAATCACGTATTGGTTGTCAAGCATATAATCAACAGTTTTGTTTCTTAATATTCTTTGTACGTCATTTGAAATTTCGTACATTAAATCATAAAGATCCACACTGTTTTTAACTTTAGGGTTATACCCCTTAACGTTAAAAAATCTCTGAACAACAAAGTTGTCATTTAATGTGATTAAAAACTCAACCTTTGTTACGTCATTCTGTTCTTTCATAATTTTTTGTTTTTAAATTTTGATTTTTCTTTTCTTGTTAACTTTAAAAATGGTCTTAAAAAATAAACCCACTGATCATCACTTTTTGGTAGGTATTTAAAAAGTCCGTCCTCCATCATCATTCTAATTAAGTTTTTATAACCTCTTCCGTCAGGATCCAATGACTCAGAGTAATACAACTCAACTAATTCTTTACCCTCTTCACTAATTAGTGGTTTGGACAAATCTACGATTTTTTCGTTAATGACAAAGAATTCTTCTCCAAAAATACCTTCTTTAGTTTTACCAGTTAGAAGATTTTTAAGTGCCACATTATCTTTTTGTTCTTTTAAAAGTTCTTCACCCTTTTTTAAAATATCGTCAAAAGAAACTTCTTTTTCAAGTATCTCAGGAAATAATTTAACTAAAGTTTTTTCACCTAAAAAGTAAATACCATCAATATTATCCGACATATCACCAGCGATGATCTTATAAGTTTTGACATTATAGTGTGGAATTTCAATTTCTTTTAATTTAATCTTATCTCCATTCTTATAATACTTTTTAGTGTTTGGTGAATATATTGATACATCTTCACAAATTAATTGTGTAAGGTCTCTATCCCCACTGAAAATTGTTTTCTGTTCGTTTTTGGATATTTTACAATAATACGCGATGAGGTCATCCGCTTCTGAATTTTCAAATTCAACTTGTCTAACAAACATTTCCTCTAAGTATTGTTTAACTCTTTGTTTTTGTTTGTTAAATGACAACTCCAAATTTTCGTCGGTTGGTTTTTTTCTATTTAGTTTGTAACTCGGATAATATTTTCTTCTTTCGGACGAACTTGTTTCTCCGTCCCAAAATACAATTACTTTATTGTAGTTTTCTTCGTCTATAAACCTTCGTAATGTATTAAGGAAATGCCAAATACCTCCGACGTGTTCTGTTCCGTTAAAATACCCCTTTACCCCGTGAAAACCTATAATTAGTAGGTTATTTCCATCAACCAATAAAGTTTTAGTCATTTAATTTTTTTTTAATTGTTTCTACAATTTTGTTACTTTTTTTCAAATTATCTTCAGCCCACAATGGTTGTAAATTTGTGTAGTGACATAATTTATATAGTTCTTCTTCATTTGTTGCGGATGATAAGGGAATTATGTGATCAATGTGCCATTCACCTTTGTTATCCCAATTCATTCCGTCAGTAAATTGTTTTTCTAAATGTTCTTTTAAAAATTGAGGTGTGCATCCAACAATTTCAAATGTATGTTTTGATTTATATTTTATATATCTATTAATAGAATTCCTCATTTTAGTAATAATATTAAACAAGATATCTTCTTTCTTTCTTTGTTTTTGATAGTTGTTAAAGTATTCTTTATTATCTTGATTCCACTTTTGTTTCCTTAATTTTTCTTTATCATAATTTACTTTATAGTATTCTTCAAAATATTTTTTATAATATTCTTCATTTTGTTCATTCCACTTTGTATTATATGATTTTATTTTTTCTTTGTTTTTTAATCTATATTTTTTAGATTCTATTTTTTGACACTCACGACAATAACTCCTAACCCCACATTTAATTTTAGACATTTTATTAAAGTCCGATAGTTGTTTTTCAATATCACATTTACTACATATTTTTGTCACCATTTTTAATATACTCCTTCAATAGTTTATTAACTAGGGAAGATAAGTTGATGTGTTTATTTCTAAAATATTCGAGTAATTCGGGTTCCATTGCCACTGAAATACTTTTCTTTTTTTTGTCTGAGTCAACTTTAATTCTTCCCATATATTAATAAATATATACTTATATCAAAAAATGTTATTATAAACAATTTTTTTTATTCAAAATCATTATCTTTAGATTCTTCTAAATTAAATTCAGTTCCACCCATTTTTGTCTCCCAATAATCAGAATAATCTTTTTTATACTTATCTAAAGATTCTTTTGTATCAGAAATATACCCATTATGGACCGCGATTATTTTACCGTCCTTATAACCTAACCCGTTGACGTGATTTTTTAATATAGATATTTTTGTTCGTATAGCAAAAGAAACTTTTCTACCATTTTTTGTGGCATCAATATGACTAATTCCTGATTTTTTTTGATTACCAAATAAAAATATCAAACTACTAGCCAACCAAATAGCCTCCCCACCTTTACTTTTTATTTCAGGTTGACCAAAAGGATTATCTGGAAGTAATACCCAAGGTTGGTTAACCACGATTAATGTATTATAATATGGGTAATCTTCTTTTTTTGATTTCGATATTCTTGAGTGTATCCCCATTCCAATCTTATCAGCAAGGACCTTAGCTGTGTGCATACCGCCACCCTTTCCTTCATATGTCATTAGACATGGGATGGATCCAATTGAATCAAAACAAAATACTAAACTATAGGGGATGTCTCCCTTTTCTTGGGAGTCTAATATGTCATTAATGAAGTCAGTTGATTGTTCAATATAGTCAAAAGAATCATTAAAAATAAAGTGACCTTCCCATTCCCCGTCTTCATTTTTTTCTGCTTGTAGCCCAAGTTCTACGGCATGTTCCCAAGACCACTTCTTTTCAGTTATAATAAACACTGGTAAATGTCCCTTACGTTGAGCGTCGGCGGCTGCCAATATCATTGCTGTAGTTTTTGATGAATTGGAGTGCCCTAAAAACATATTTATACCGCCCATTACAGGACCAGGTAATCCACAGGCATCCATAAAGGCTTCCCCGCAATTATAAAAACTTTCAGGTTTGTATTTTGTTTTAGTTGAAAATTTATTTTTAATGTCGTTAAAATTGAATTCTTTCTTTTTAATTGCCATCTTCGTTAGTTTTTTGTTCATTAATTATTCTTAACATATCTTCAGTTACCAAAAACTCACCATCTTTTTTAAGATTATATTTATAAACCGTTTCAAGCATATCAAGTTTATCTTTTGCACTTGTCATTTTTTCAACCATCTTATCCATTTCTTCTATGTGTTGTGGATGCTCTCCAAT